TTAAAACCGGTCCAGAGGGAATAGATCACCCGGAAGATACGCAGCTGGACATTAACTTTGAAATGGAGAATTAAATGAACATTGTTTATACAATACGAAATTTTTTATGTTTCCGCTGGTTATGGAAAGAGAGTAAAGATACAAAAATTTTAAAAAGCGTCATGAATAATTGGGATCTGTTTGGTGATAAAATGGAATTGAGCTTACCTGAATTTGCAAAACGCATGGAGGCTCTGAGGATCCAATATTATGGCAAGCCACGCGACATACCGCATGAATTTGACGATGATGTAAACTAAGCAAACTAGACATCTTTCTCAAATGTGTGTAGTTTTGCATGGGTGAGTAAGAAGAGAAAAACGAACCAAAAACAATTGGGCCGTATGGGCGAATTGTTGGCTGCCCTAGAGCTAGAGGGAATGGGGTACGAAACCTCCCTTGTAGACGCCCCCGGCTACGACCTGATTGTCAATTACAATGACAGACCATTACGGATTCAAGTAAAGAGCGGCCATCCTTTTGCGAAGAACGCAACATCAAAAACAAAACGCTATACATATCAAACGAATGTGGGTGCGGAAAAGCGCCCGCTAGGGCGCGCGAGTGCGGATGTATTATGTGTAGTAGCATCAGATCTTAGAAAATGTTTGTTTATAATCGTTCCAAAGAAGGGATTTGGCACAAGTTTAAAGATGTATCCGTCTGCTTTTTCAGAAGATAATGTAATGCAAGAGTCCTGGGAAAAGTGTTTAAAAAAATTGGCCCCTAGTAGAGAGGAAACTAGGGACCGTTGTGGCTGCAATCGTGGTTAGGTTTAATGTTATTTAAAGGGAGTTAAAAAACATTAGATGAGTCCTTCGTCCACTTAATACTAGATGTAGTTTAATACGCAGTGTTCGTCAAGATGTTGATTGTGCAATAATGCTTAAAAATGTCGCAATACCTAGCATCATAACTAAATAAAATTCAAGAAATGTCATATTCGCCCTCCTTTTCTGTTTCAATAGCTCTCTTCTTCCTTGTGCCGCAAGTTATAGAATAATCTACAGACAGAAGGCTGACCTCCACTCCAACATTGGATAAATGAAAAAGTGCGGATATAAACGCACTCAATATGTTAATCCTAAGTGAGCGATAGTGTAATTTACTCGAAAAGAGCCTTCCTCAAAATAACCTCCTATTATCTTTTAGAGGGAACGAAGGCTTCAAAAGATGAGAAAACGGCGTGTGCTATCTTCTTGGCTGTATCAAAATTATCAAAACTTAACTGTACCTTGTTAGCCTTGCCGCTTTCTATCTCCAGAGTGGTTGGTAAAGAATGATAGAACCTCATCGTATCTTCTTTTGCCGGTATTATAACCGTTACCTTTATTTGTCCTGCCTCCTTGGTCCATTGTAATCCGTCTTTTACCTGGTCTTCAATGTAACCTAGTTCCTCTAATGTTTTGTGTACTTGCGTACTCATATGCATAATCTCCATATTTTTTTATGTAATTTCTATATTGACTTTAACTTTTTTTTGATTTATTCGCGCAACTGCATAATTTAGGTTGAACCGCTTGTTCTTTCCTTATATTGGCTACAGTTATAGCATTTCCGGCCTGGCTGATAAGTTGAATTAAACTATCAAGATCCATAGGAATTTTTATACAATCTTTATTAGCATTACTAACTATTAAATATTCGCTATTAATGCTGACAAATTTCATTTCATCCATACCTTTAGTGTCCACTGTAATTCTCCTCTTCTATTTGATTTTCTACAAAAGATTCAGCATCTTCAAGTGTAGCTTTAGGGTTTTTCTTTCTGTATTCTTCCACACGCCGATCAAACTGTATTTGTTGTTGTTCGATTACCCAATCTGTAAATTTAACACCCATTTCTTCTCTCCCTTACTTCTAAAAATATAACTAATGACACTAATATCAGCATAAACCAAAAGACTGTTTCAATGACAAACCAATTATAATTATAAATAAATTCATCATATGACTCGGCTATTTGTTCCTCATCTACAGTAAAATTATTAAGTTTATTTATTAGAGAATGTATCCACTCTATCACAGCCCGGCTCCTCTACATATAATGATATTGGATCCCCATCACTATTGTATCCAGGACCAATATAAACCGGGACACAATCTTTTTCTTCTTCCTCTTCAGCAGCCAATAAAATAAGGTTAGATGCAACTACCCACATCGCTATCTTTTCCCATGACTGAGCGCGAGCATTACTAGATAAAATAATTATCATACTAAAAAAGATTAGTGCGATAATGCTTTTCCACCACCAATCATTCATGATTTTCTTCCTCCAAAAACTGCACACACTCTTGTATTTTCTCGTTTTTTTCTCGTGCTGCTTTAACATCTCCTATAACAATAATAAATGCCATAACAACAAGACCAACAAAATACATGCTTAATTTTTCATACCATGTAAATAACGGCTCTCTTTTCATTTTTATTTCCCCCATACTTTTGTTTTCGTTCCACCGTCATATTCAACAGCATGACCTTCTTTAATAAGGATTTGACAAATATCCTGGCCATCTTCTGTATATGGTATAGCCAATATTCTGCCATATTTCCCTTTCCCTAATGATTTAATCTTTAATTTTTTACTACATAACGCTTTTAATCGTGCCGACGCTTTTTTACCTAATGCTTTTTCAGCTAAGTCTCTGGTTCTTGATTCTGGTGTATCAATACCAGCTAAACGACATCTTTGTTTATGCAGTTTAACATTAAAACCAAGATCAAGAGTAACATCGATAGTGTCACCATCGACTACTTTTTCTAATTCAGCATGATATATAAATGCCTCAACTTTTTCTTTTTTCATCTTTACCTCCCAATAATTTTTTAAATTTTTCTGTAGATTGACCATTATTTTTAGTCCACCTTTTTCTTGACGCAAGCCTTCTTAAATTTCTTGCTGTTAATCTATCTTCATCTTGAGCTTGTTTCATTGCGTCTATAAAACCTGCCCCGGATTTAGTAACTCTTTTTTTACTCATCTTTTTCCCTCAATTGTTTTAAGTTTTTATCTGTAAATACGCGTAGCAACGCATCAACAGCATCGTTTTTATTTTTGAAAACATCCCTATCCATTTCGACAAGGAAGGCTACAAAGTCTTTTCCTAACTGTATTAAATCTTTTTGATTGTGATGTGAACGCAGCTCAACTGCTATCTTTTGAAACACTTCATTTGTTTCATCATCGTTTTTATATGTATTTTGTGACTCTACACTTACATTTATATGTGATGGCATATGTGATGGAAATCCCATTTTTTTCTCCCTTTTTTGCAGACAAAAGTCCTTACCCCTCTAAATACTCTTCGCTCTGTTACAGCGAATTACTCGTCTATCACAACATCATATGGTAGTGCTTTGCTCTTCCTTATAACTTCCGGGGAATGAGCAACCCATGCCATAGACTGTGATGTTAAAGGGCTACGCTCTTTGATGGCTGTATTTAATTGCATTTCCGGATCATACCCAAATGGTCCTTCATTCGCTATCGAAACATGGATCCAATGAATAAAATCTTTCTTGCTCATCCTTTCTTCAGGATTCCAAGGTAAGTCAATTTTATCAGGATGCGGTGTTCCAAAGTGTGCGCATCGTGCAATAGGCCACCATGATGGAATAAAAAAATCTTTACTAACACTTGCAGTGTGTTGGTAACCATTCTTATACTCGTTACGCTCCAAAACAAATTCAGTTGGAAGCGATTCACCAAGATCGTGTTTAACATTTAAAGCCTGCATTTATACTCCTTATGTAAACCAATTAAGTATAATATCTTTTATTATTTAGTTGAAGTCAAGTAAATAAAAAAATCCGTTTACTTTAAAAATAGGGCAAAATGGTTCATAAAACATGGTTCATATGTATGAACGACAGCTATCTATGAACCATTTTTCTTTGTAAGTGTTTGTTTTACTTAAATAAAAAAAATAAAATGGTTCATGGTTCATAAGGTCTTTCTATGAACCGTTTACACTAGTTAAGTTATTGAAAAATATATATAATAATTTTTTTTGCAATCGTTCATGGTTCATGTATATATATATATAGTGGGGCGTATGAACCGCCCCCACATATAAAGTAAATAAAAAAGGAGAAGGCATGAAAGGGAGTAGTAAATCAGATATGAATGCAGTGATCGAGGATCCAAAATCTCCTCAGTCACAGTTAACGATGCAGCAACAAAAATTTGTGGATCTTTATTGTTCGGCTGAGGATCTGTCGCAGACGGAAGCGGCCCGGAGGGCCGGGTATAAGTATCCGGCACTATCAGGTCATCAACTACTAAGAAAGCCCCATGTGGTCGCGTGTATTGACGAGAAGAGGAGGGAAATCGGGCATAAGTATCGTATCACTCCTGAAAGAAAAGCTCGGGATCTAATTAATATTCAACACAAAGCTCAAGAAGAAGGAAAATACATAGCCGCCTTAAAGGCCATTGAGCTACAAGTTAAGCTTGCGGGACTTGATATTAAAAAATCCATAAACATTACGGGAAAGATAGATATCGACTCCATGAGTGAAGAGGATATAAAGGAAGAGCTTGTAAAACTAGCCAAAGAGGCTGAAAGAAATACAGTAGACCTTCCCTCGGAAAGCTTTGTTGAAGTAATCGAGCCTGAAGAATCAGACTAAACTATCTGCCAAAGACATTGGATCAAGACTATAATTGTCGGGATATGTATAAAATAATGCATTGTTAGACCAAGTAAAAAACAGTAAAAGACAATTATCTTTTATACTATCCGCCAGGAAAATCAATGCGACAATGTGTGATTTTACATTATATTTTCAAAAAAATGTTCAATAACTTTAATTGTAAATCCGTTCCCAATCATTTTATATCTTTGTGTGTTAGATACTCCCTCAGTATAGTTATCTGGAAGTGTCTGGAGCCGTTCACATTCTAATGGTGTAAGTTTGCGCCATGAAACTTCTTTATCATTAACCCACATATTTCCATTAGAGCTGTTGGTTCTTAATGTTGTAGATTTATCTCCCGTTATTGTCTTTTTATTATAAGGATCAACAAACTCTGCATCGGGATTAGGAACATATTTTTTTACTGATAATTTAGATATTGGTATCTTATTTCCCAAATTAACAGCAACTTTAGGTTCTCTATGGCCACCACCCATTGTTGTAAGTGTAGGTGACTTACCATTCTCTGAGTACACTCTCTTAATAATATCATAACCATTTATATCTGCGGCAACCCCAACTTGTTTCGGTGTATCATAAGTAAGTTTACTTTTTGTTGAGCAGGTTTCTAATACATCTCTTAACACAATTCCCAAATCATCGGGCTGTTCTTGTTTTAGTGGAATGTTCGTCCAATATAATCTTTTTCTGTTTTGTGCTGATACAAGAGATGAATTTATTTCAATCGGTTCAATGCCAAATAAACTACCACTAACACATTCAGGATAAATTTTACCTATTGCATTATTAATTACTTCTTGATGCTCCTTTTTCATTTTTACATTTTCTAATAAAAAATATTTAGGTTTTAACTCTTCGAGCAATCTAATAAACTCAAAAAACAATACGGATCGTTCATCTTCAAATGCTAATCGTTTCCCGGCAAATGAAAAACCTTGGCAAGGACTACCCGCAGTTAATAAATCAATATCATATATAAAATCTTCTCCTTCAATTTCCTTAACATCTCCAAGATGAATTGTATTCGGGAAATTCTTTCGGGTTATCTCAATGCCGTATTTATCTATTTCGCTCGCATAATACTTATCAACGGGTATGCCTAAATTTTTTAAAGCAACTTGTGTTCCGCTACATCCATCAAATAAACTGCAAACTACAATGCCTTTTGTCATTTCTGCTCCATAATTAATCTTTTAACAAACTCTAACCCAGTCTTAAAGCCTACATTATAGTCATCACTTTCTTCGGGATTTGTTTTATTAACTGAATGAATTATTTCGGGAGAGACTAACTTTTGTTTATATAATTTTTCTATCTCCAAATCTATTTTTGTTATCACTCTCATTGATTTTTTTCTTCCTCTCAAATTACTTTCAGAACTCATTTTTGGCTCGCTTAATTTCATCACGTTTTTTTTCACACTTATTTACTATCTCTCTTGCCAATCTTGGTTCTTGCCAATGTTTATTCCATGTCGGTTTGCACTGCTCTTCTTCCCAATCGGGCTGTGCAACACTTGATTTTAAAGCCCATATAACTTGATCTAATTGATCGGCGCTTAAATGTATGTTCTTTTTAACCATGTTTAATTTTCCTCCTAAGTTTTTTTGCTTTCATATTCTCTCTTTTAATTAGTTTATTTGCCTCCGACTGCATTGTGAATATTTCATACTTCGTTCCTATAAATTTTGTGCGATCGGGTTCAACTCTTCTATGCGACATAATTTTTCCTTTATCTTTGTTAGTTTTACCTGGCAGTAATCTCTTACCCATTATTCATCTCCTCTTTTATGTAAGCATTAATAGAAAGTAAATCTTTGCAAACACTATCATTATCAACTAATACCTCTGAAGTTTGTTCGGTTAATCCATCAACATTTTCTATAATATCTATTAAAATTGTTGCATTAGGGTTAAACTCCAATTCTTTTATTGAATATTCCAATTCATCAATTAATTCTTGTATTGTCATTATTCTTCCTCCTTTTTAACATAATCAATATCTACCTCTAAATGACAATCTTGCATGTCCCCCATTTTTTGTTCTGTAACCTCGTAATCTTCGTTTTGGATTTTTTCTTCTGCCTCTTCTTCTGAATCAGCATCAATCGTAACCCACCTTATTTCCCACTCTGACTGTAACACATATATTTTTGCCTCAAATTTATCCATTATTCATACCATCTATACAAATTAACAAAAATATAACCATTGCTATCATTATGAACATTAACAACATCATCATCTAACACCACAACAATAGTATCTGATGGTGCATCAATCTTAGTTAAAAAATCTTCAACACTATCAGTTTCTCTCCATTCTTTTTCATGTGCCATATTAATCTCCTCTACTTAAAACGGGCATTACGGGTTCTTCTTTACTGCTCGTAGCTAAAGCACCTCCATCATTCCCCTCATCATCCATCTGAGGAAAGGTGTAGCTACCATCATCAAAAAAGAGAGCTAGAGGAACTTTATAACTACCATATTTTTCTTCTCCAAAAGTATTAACCATTTCTTTTTCAGTTAAATATCTAGCCATAATAATTTTTTTTCCTACAAAAAAATCAAATGCCTTTGCATTCCAATCTCTTCTTATGTTTTTTTTACTTTTCATTATTACTCTCCCTCTCAATAAAATCTGCTACACAAATATCTTGCATGGCATTATCTAAACAAGTATCAACTCCCCATTGAGTTTTAAAATCTGCCCAAACTGATTTTCCCGTATCTTGTAAGGTTACTCGATAGCCATGCGTTCCGTATTCATTTTCATATTGGAATATTTCATCGGGATCATCTAATTCGTTTCTGTTTATTGACGGTTCTTGTTTATAAATATCTATAATAAAAATATCCTTAGATGAATTTTTAAAAATTTTGTTTAACTAATTGCATTGCTCTCCTCCTTACACTCGGGACAAGGTATCTCCCTCATTTCGTTATATTCACATACACCACCCGATCTATAAATGATGCCCGTATTGTCACAAATTTCACATTTTTTAGTCATTACTCTTCTCCCATTAATGATTCTATAAATTCAGGATCAGTGTTCGCTAAATAAGTTTTTATTGAATGCTTAAATATTTCTTTAATAAGTTCGGGATTCGGGTTTTTAGTATTTTCTTCGTTATCTTGTAAAAAAGTTTGCAAGGTAAAGATTAATTTTGATTCATAATATAATGGATCATCCTTAATTAATTTTTCTTTTTGCTCTTCGGTGTTCTTTAATATTAATAATTCGGTTTTCATTGGTTCGCCTTTCCTTTCATAATTAATCGACCTGGTTCTGATATTATTATTTTTAACCCATTTCTTCGGGCAATCTTTTGGTGGTTCGTTCTCCAATCAAAAGATATATTTTCTCTTTTTAATAATTTATTTAATTTATTTTTCATTCTTTCACCCTTTCATTTTTAAAATTTGTTTAGCTAGTAATATGTTTTTTTCATCTTCGGGACTGTTTAAAAACATATTTAACGGGCTATTCATTATAACCACCCATTTTTTTAATTCTGCTTTGCTTAAACTTTTTAACCATTCTTCCATTTTTTCACCCTCTCTTTTTAGTGTAATTTATACGCGATATTTTTTACTGATTTGTCCCAACATTTCCGACATACTCCGCACTTGCCCGAATTTTCATAAGCTTGGCAAGGATGCGCGTTCTTTGGTAATTCTTGCGCGGTTCCGTAAATTGTTGATTTATATAAACCGTTTATTTTTTCCGTTTCTTGAATGTTGTTTAAATCTAAACCGCCCGTGATACTATCACTTGAAAACCTAACAACCACATTTTCAAGCTCATTCATGCGATCAAGAATTGGTTTAATCTTTTTTAATTTATAACTTCTCGTGGGTATCCAATGGTTACAATGCGGGGTATTTTTACAAATGTTATATATTTTTTCCGCAAGTTCTGGATGGTAAATATCACCACTATCAAACCACCGAAAAAATCTTTCATTTAAATTTATATAGTTAATCATATCTTGGGTGAACTCTTCTCGTTTCCATGCTTTCAAATTGTCCGCCCTTGCTTTCTTTACATTTTTAAAATTGTAAGTGTGCTTATTTGCATAACAACCCGCGCAAGCGGTAACCAATTCACCGTTTTTATTCCTTGCGCCTGGACAAGTTTGAACAGCTTGCAAACTCCACGATCCGCACGGCATTTTTGAAGTTTTACTAATATTTATATAATCTTTTATAATCATTTTTTAAACCTTATATTTTTTATTTCTTGTAAACCATAGTATAACAATTTGAGAACAAAAACAAGAAAACAACCAAAAAAACTTATATTATTTGCTTTAACTGAAAAATAAGCATTTTTTCAAAATCTCTTATATTATTTTATATAATCAAAACCCGCGTTTTTTTATTAATAAACTAAAGGCGGGCAAGCCCGCCCGCCGTCCCCATATAAATGGGGTTCGGGTTCTTCGGTTCATGGTTCGGGTTTAAGTTTGTGAACTAAAACTATTTCGGGTTAGGGTTCGTATATTGTCCAGGAGCGCGCGCCCGCGCGCCCGTTCGGGTTCGGGTTTTGGTTTAAGTTTGAACTTGAACTAAAACTGTTTCGCGTTGGGGTTAGGGTTAGCGATCCACAAAAGAGGCCATAAAAAAGCGGGATCCGTTCGGGGTTCGGGTTCGGGTTCGGGTTCGGGGCGCCCGCGCCCACCAATATGCAATATGTTAGGGTTAGGGTTAGGGATTTATTTTTTTTGAATGTTGCGGCGGACATAAAAAAAGGAGGGCAGATTTCTCCGCCCCCCCCTAGCTAGAGGAATAAGGAATAACCCCTAACTATTGTAGGTAGATAGCTATCTCAAAACCTAGCGCGGTCATGAGAAGAGCAATCAAAATCGTATAGTAAATGTGTTCACTCATCATCTTCCCTCACAATTGTTAAATTTTTAACTCTATAATCTAAGTCTTCGAGCCATGATTTAATTTCACTTGATATATGTTCTTTATCAAACCATGATTCATCATCATCTCTTAAATCATTACTTCTTGTTAAATCAAAATTTATTTTAAACCTAGCCATTATCTAATCCTCCTTTTAAAATAGTAACCAAGCAATGCCAAATATCAGAACAATTACACATAAACTTTTCTGAAATTTTGTAGCATCTCTTTTGTTTGATGTTTCAAAACTATCTCCATTAACGATACCCGCACGCGTTTCTAAAACACTTTCAACTTGACCATTCAACTCGTTGAAGATGTCTTGTCCTTTTTCAGTAAAGTTAATGGTGTCATACTCATCCGTATAGATATATTTTTTGTAATTTCCTTTATATCTTTCTTGCATAATCCAATCGGCAATATCAGTAGTAAGCTCGATATATTGGTCGGATGATAGTGAAATTTTATCTTTACTCGCCATGCTTTCCTCCCACTATTTGATTGGAAGTTAATCTCCCATAATTTCTTTGCACTCTTTTGTCATAGAAATCAGTAACCGCTAGTAGCGACATTAAATTGTGCCACTCTGCTCTAAATTTTTGTTTCTCGTTTTCTGGAAAGTATTTGATTAAATGTTCCATATCTTCGATAGCTTTAGGCGTTACCTTTTTAAATTTGTCCATGTATTGCATGACTGCTTTGTACTCATCTATTAATTTAGTCATTGTAAAAAATGGGTGGAGTTATTAGCTCCACCCTTCTCCCTTATAAGTTAATGTGCCAAACGGCATTGTTATGTGGTTCGTAGTAATAAGTTTTATCACCTATTTTGCTTAGGTAATTTTCTTCAAAATTATCTCTATCACCGCCAGAGACATCTTCATCAAACATCGCGTCGCCGTGAAGAAAATCATAGCCATAATCTTCTAAGACAATTCTTAAAACTCCTTCGTCTTCATCTACTTGAAACCAACCTTGTCTTTCTTCTTTCTTCAATGGAGTCCAAAGCAAGCCAATTTTAGTTTTGTCTTCTGATTCAGTATCAACGACAACCTTGCCATAACTGTTTGTAGTTTCAAGATAGTTTGTTAAGACTTTAATCGTTTGTTGTTGAAGTTTTTTCTTTTTACTTTTATTCATTTTCTGTCCTTATATTTATCGAGAAATTATGTCCCCGACTTCTTCCTAAACATTACTACAATATGTGGTATATGTAAACTAAATCATTTAATTTATTTACTTGATTCTAAGGAGCGTTGTGTTGTTGTGATACGGTCTGTCTTACCTTGTAAACTAAGTAGGGCTGTATGGGTCCCTGTGCGGTCGAGAGGCATGCTCTATGCGGAAGCGGCACGGGACGGGGGGGGATTCTACTCAGAAGGCGATGGGGTTATAGTCCTTCTGAGTAGTGTTTCTGTCAAATAATAACAGAATTTTGACAAAAAGCCGGTCTGGTATGTAAACTAGGTACCCTAGAGATTTTTTTAGAAAAAGGATAAAGTTCTTGCCACCCCTAAAAAAATAATGTTACTTATGAATTGTATAGTATCTTAATCGGAAGGATAATAAATTTATGCCAGCTCCATTAGCACCTATTATAGTGGCAATTATGTCAGCAGCAGCTAGACAAGGCATAACTCTTACCGCCAAACAAGCAGCTAAAATCGCATCCAAGCAAATGGCAAAACCTAAAGGATTAGCCCCAGCGTCTCGAGGAACTTCTATCCCGGCTGGTGAAATGGCCGGCATGAACCAAAGCGCACTGCGCCTAGTTATGAGTAATCCTCACATGAAAGCTATGTTAACAGGTCTTGGAGCTATACCAGCTGGTACTGCTGCTTTGTATTACAATATGACTAAAGATGAAGAAGAACCTATGGTTAAAGAAGGGCCTATAACAGAAGAAGAGTTAATAGACACTAGTAAATATGGATTTCCCAGAATGACAGAAGAAGAGATGAGGAAAGAAGCTATAAGAAGAAGGGCTAATAAAGGAATAGAATCTCTTGAGGGATACGCTGGCGGTGGCCGTGTACGAAGAAGAGTCCCGGATATTTATTTTAATAAATATGATGAAGGTGGAGAAGTGTTAACTCAAGAAGAAAAAATTAGAAAACTTGATGAAGAATTAAATAGAATGTTGAATGAACCTATAGCGCCATTGGGCGAGCCTGGAGGGTACGGCATTCCACCTATAGATTTAGATGAAGAACCAGATTATGGTTTTGGTCCTGAAAGTTTTGGTGAAGGAGAATCGCCGGACTTTGATTTTTTTAAAGAATACGATCCTGAATTTGATCCTTATGAAGGTTATCAGTGGCCAGATGAAGATTCTGGTTCTAATTGGTTTGATTCATTAACAGATGAAGAGAAAGAAAGAATAGATAGACAAAACAAACCTTATAGAGATAGAGAAAGAATGCTTAAACAATATGAAGGACCACGCCAAGCGCTCGCACACGGCGGAGCCGTGCGCAGCTACAATATGGGCGGTGCTGTTAATAATTTTAATCCTCCTCAACCTCAAGGTATTGGAACCTTAAACACAGATCCAAGAATGAATTTAGGTAATATGCAAAATAATAATCAACAACAAGCAATGAGCATAATGCAAAATACAGCTAATGCGGCAAATTTAAATGCCAACAATCTAAGTAAAGCTCTCGCTGGACAGCAGAGACAAAACCTCCAAGCGTCATCTAATCCTTCCTTAGCACCCACAGCACCCAGCGGGACGATAATTCCCCGCGATAAAAGACGCATGTTTGAGGATAAATTACTTTCTGATAGAAAGAGAGGGCTTTACGCTGGAAAAACAAACGCAAATCGTGTAACAATGCCGGGAACAATTTTTGGATAAAATATGGCTAATATAGATTTAAGAGATTTTATACAATATGTAAGCACGGGATTCGCATCCTTACAGGATATTATGAATTTGGCTTCTGAGATAGGAATTGATCCTCAAACAGCGATTAGTGTTATAAAGGAGGTTCAACCAACTATGCTCCCAACAAATCCATTAGCTGGTAATTATACTGCACCAACACAAGAATATTCTGCACCACGCATTGGTTTTGAAGAGGCAGTAAGTATTTTTGATCCGGTTACAGACCGTCCTCCACCGCCAATACCTAGAGATCCGAGAAGTTATGATCCGGGACCACCTGATGATCCGCAACAAGCAGATCTAGGACCACTTCCTCTACCAGTAACCAATTTTGATCCAAATAATAAAGTTGATATGTTTGGAAGAAGTATGGCAAGTGA